AAATAAATCCTTGTGAAATTGTGATGAAAACTTGATAAAGCGATGACAGATACAAGCGCTAGGCTATCTAAGCTGCATTGAATTGCGTATGTGCCGTAGGTTGTTTCGCTGTCCGCAATAAACGCATCAAAGATGCCGCTAACAGAAGTTATTAAGAATGTGACGTAGTAGGCAATGATTAAAAAGCAGAGGTTTAACCCTCTGCCACTAAACAGCCATATTGCCACAATGACAATCAAAGCTGCTTCGTTACTCATTTTTTAGCTGGCTTTTTGCCATTTGAGTTAACTGGCTTTTCTTTGATTGGCGTGCTTTGCTTAGGCATTTATAATTCTCCAAAAGTTAAGTTATCGCCGCGACTCATCCATAAGAAGCTCCGGCGATTTAGTATAGCATTTATTCAGCAGGCATACGCAAGAAGCCTGCGTCATATAACTCACCAAGCACTTGATGCGCCTTATTGAATTCAGATAGCGACGCAAAAGCAGCATCAACCACGCGCTTTTTCTCTGCTTCAGCTTTGCGGTTGTAGTCTAGTGGGCGGAAGTCTGGCCAATAACCAAAATTATAAGCAATCTGAACCTTTTCTGTGCCAGATGCTAAACCTTCAATTACAACCACGTAATCAGTCACAAAAACCAAGCTGCATGAATCCCAATTACCATTGCCTGACAAGTATTGACACTCAACACCAACAGGCGGCAAAGTAACAGCCTTTTGCGCTTCATAATCCCACCAATCACTTACATTATCAGCGTTTGACTTACTTTCTGGGATTTCACTTACAGAATCGAGATAGCTTGTGTCTGCTGGTTTATATCGCTCGTCAGTGATTTTGAATGCGGTGATTGTTCTGGCTTTAAAATTCCATATTGAACATGGACCCGCGTTCCACCGCTCATCGGCAGTGCTGTATGTTTCTATCAAAACGTCATCGTTTATTAGCGGCTCATCGCCTTTGTTCTCATAAACAGCGCCCCATCTATAGCCGTTAATGTAGCCTAGCTCTAAATCAGTGCGCGGTAGCAGCAGTTTATAGCCGCCTTTCATTGATTCTGCGAATTCACGTTTATTCATTTCTTCAACCTCATTAGTTAATCCAGATTTAAATGTATCATATGCGCGCCATCTGTCAACTAGAAAAACAAAAACCGCTCAAGGCGGTTAGTGTTTGCTGCAACTTCGGCATCGAGCAGCTACGACGGAAAGGTAGAAACCGCGCATGTGGGCGGAAAGAACCTGCCTGCGACAATTTCAACAAGGAAGCTAATACGAGCAGAGGAAGGCCGCTCTAGTCTTTAACCTTGCATCGGCCATTGTTGCCAAACCAAGAGGTATGCAATTAGATTAGCGCAACGCTTTGAATTAGGCAATAAAAAAGGCGACCGAAGCCGCCTGATTTTATTTTTTGCCTTTCGGCTTTTCATCCTCTTCCACTTGCTCCGCTTCTTCTGCGTATAGCTCATGGATAGAATCATCGAAATCACTTTCATTAATGATGGCGTACGAATCGCCTGATTTAACTTTTAAAGTAGGGCATGAATCACTCATATTCACCTCTGAAATAGGCGGCTTGCGCCGCCATGCAATTAACCCAACAGTAAAGCGGTGTGTTCTGGCTTGATGTTTTTAACACCCCATGCCAACGCAATTTCATAACGGATTTTGCGGTAGCCAGGATAGATTGACACTTCAAAAGCCAAGCCTGAGCGTGGGTCTTGAATGGTCATTACATCGATTGCCATGTCACCCTCTTGCGGACGTTGTGGCATACGAGTTGCCAACACGATTGCAGAGCGGTTAAACGCTAAGTTGCGTGCTGAGCTGTTCACTACAGTCATTGCCGCATTGTCAGCTAATGCTTTACGTAAGCCTGGAGCTGCCAATACTAAAGTGCCGCCAGATAAAGCAGTTGCAACAACATACTGATTGGTATCGCCTGCGAATGTAACGATGTCGCCAGCTAATACAGTGCCTGAGCCAGTATCAACAGCAATCGAAGTTGCGCCAACAGCATAACCTGCGCCATTGTTTACTAAGTAGCTTGCGCCAGTGCCTTTGGTGAAGCTAACAACCTGACCAGATTCACGAACTGACATACCAGATAAGGTTTGGAAAACACCTTGATTCATGATTGTTGGTTCGAAAGCTACTGAAGCATTTGATTGCTTACCCAAGAAGATTGCGCCAGCAGTTGTGTTTACTACCAGGTGGTTATCTTGCACAGGAGCGCCGTTATCTTTCAGGATCTTCAGCGTGTTAGTTGCATCAGTAAAATCGCCAGCAGTAGCAAACGGAGTTGTACCCGCTGTGCCGAACGCACGACTAAACGTAGATTGCAAGCCGCACAAGTCTGCTTCGATTTCGTTAACCAAAGTACGCATTGCTTGTGCAATTTGGTTTACTCGGATGTTGCCATAACCAACGCCTGAGTTTAAGCCAACTTGCTCGTTACCTTCCCATGAGAAAGGAACGGCTTTTGCTTTGTTGATAACGATAGACACGTTATCGATTACTTGATCAGCGGCAGCAGGAACGCCCATTGCAGGGGTAATGCTTGAGCTGGTATTTGTTGGCACGATTGGAACGCGCACGTTTTGACCTTCAGCAGCGCGATCAACGCGAGCATCCATCGTAACAGCCGGAATCATACCAACTAATTCACGCGATACAACGTCAAGCGCTGCGTACAGGTCAGGAACTAAATTTGTTAAAGTGTTAGCCATTTTAAAGCCCTCAAATGTTTATTAGGTGACTATGCCACCGGATTTAATGAAACTCATTTTCTCAGCCGGATTCATTGATTCGAATTGGCCGCGTGTGGCTTTAGGTTTGTTGGCACCGCCTTGACCTGTTGAGCCTTGAGCATTGCCACCGCCTTTGGTAACAACACCTGCTTTAAGCAGTGGCGCAAAGCTATCATCTTTCAACAACTCAGCTTTGAACCCTGCCAAATCTAACGATGAGGCACCGCCATCATCATTTAAAAACGTTACTTTGCCTGTTTCTGGGTCAATGTCGATGCGGTCTGCAACTAGGCGCTTAAATGCTTTACTGCCTGAATCTGTTGCTAACTCGCTCGCTAAATCTGCCACAAGTGCAGAGCGCTTTTCGGTCTTGATGCTGCCCATGAGGCGGTCAATGCGCTCTTGCGCTTGCTTCGCTGTCTCACCGTGTCGGCGCTCAAGGTCGGCAATAATCTCATCCGTCTTGCCTTCAGCCTTGAGCTTTTCAAGTGCCTTGCGCTCTGCTTCAGCCAGCTTTTCTGCTTGCTGCTTTTCAAATTCTGATAAACGGCTTTTTACCGTCTTGTTTTCTTCTTTGACGTTAAACGCTAACTGCTTTAGCTCTAGGCTGTCTTTGTCTTGATAGCCTTTCTTACCGTCAATTTCTACTTCTACGAACTGATCGCGCCAATCTTCTGGCACTTTTTCTAATGATTCAACAAACATTGTAGGCACCGCCTCTAGTTATGATGCACCGCATCGCTTTAGTGATTTTATACCTGTCTTACTAAACCGTCAAATTATCGCCGCTGTCAATGGCATTTAGCACCTCTTCGGCATCATCCATAGACCAGCCGCCCTCTGCTAGTTCGCGGATTGCCAAGTCTCTCGGCTTGAGTCCTGCCATTACTAATTCCATAATAACGCGCACTTCTTCAACTGATAACTTAGACTTGGCAAACGTGCGAGGTAGACTGATTAATACTTGATCCATGTTTTGCTCGATGGCATCAGCGCCCCACAATCCTTCAAACATTCCGCAGTATAGAATTGCTTTCTGATATGCAGACTCCAAACCTTGAGCCAAAGCAACCAAGCGAGCATTATTCTCTGCTGCTGCAATCTCTGCCTCTGTCGCTGTTGCGGCTTTAACGTCGCCTTGCAGCACTGCGCCCATTTGGCGGGCTTCTTGCGTGTTGCGTTCAAAGTAGCTTTCATATGGAGTAACTGACGTTTCACAACCAATCACTTCAACTGTGCAGCCCTCCGGTAGCGTGTTGCGACTGCCTGAGCCTGTCTCGATGTAGCTGCGACCGTTTGCCGCTTCAAATTGCTCAATGAAGTTCGACCGCGCACCGAAAACATAGGTAGTCGGAGGCAGGTTGCGGATGGTTTCTTTGTACTCAGCGCTCATGCGGTAGCGTGCTAATGCTAAGTCGCAAATCGGACTGATAAAGCCCATTTGCTTAGGCAATGCGCCCGCTTTGATTTCTTCATCGCTTGCGAATGTAACAGGAAGCCAGGTTAATGCTGAGCCGCTAACAGTCATATAGCTGCGCTCGCCTTCTTCGAGTCCTGCTAAGCGCTTAACAATCTTTTGCTGATAGTAATTGCCTTCTTCATCAAGTGCCAAGATCAAGTATGATTCAATGACAGTATGCTTTGCTGTATACTGGTCAAACTCTGTGCCGTCTTCGCGCAACATGATGTAAGTCAACTGCATAGCACCATTAATGCGGCTGAAATGCCATGTCACAACCTTGTCGCGGTTGTATGCTTTAATAGTTGCGCGTGGATTGGCTCGTTGCACGTCCTCGATTGACACGTCCGTCAAATCTACCTCAGACAATCCAAGATAGTCAGACACAAGCACTTGCCATTTGATTGGCATTAGCTCTGATGCTGTTTGTTCAATCATACCTGTCAAGCTAGTGCCGTCATTGTCTGCCGATTCTAGCAAGTAGCTTAAGCGCTCAGGAATTTGAATATCACCTTCTTTGATCTTCATCCGGCCAAGCAAGCTAGCTAACGTCTGGCCGCCGTAGTTTTGATACTCAGCGTTTGCAATGTAAATCGCATAACGATTCTTGGCATCAACCGTTGTTTTGTCGCCGTCGCTCGGATGCGGCAATAAATCATACTGAGCTTGTTTAACAAAGAACTCACCCGCTAAAGCAATGCGAGTTTCTTCAATCTTCGGCAACATCAGCGCCGCTTCGGTGTGTAATGTGATCTGCTGCATGTTGCGCCTCTAATCGTTTTTAATAGTTTACTGCTAAAGTCCGGCTTTGGCAAAGTTACGAGTCAGGATCCAAGCCCGCATCAATAAATGCCTGCCTATCCCTAGTTTTTAACTGCTCAATCGTTAATGGCCTGCCATAAATGTCAGTCATACGAGCAAGACTTAACTTGCCATCCATAAGTAGCTTTGCGCGAGTCTCGCCAAGGTTATCAGCAACAAAAGCAAAGCCTTGGTCTTTCATCCAAATATCTAAATCAGTCCCGTACTTAACCTGAGATATTTCAAACTTGCCTAAGTCTTTGCGGCCTTTGTATGTTGGCTTTTTATCTGCATCTTCTGGATATTTATCACCCGCACCAATTGCAGGCATATTGACTCGCGGATCTCCCATGCCTTTTACGCCATAAATGATTATTGTTCGGCAGCGCCCGTGATA